CCCAGTGGATAACCAGGAGGGTGATGATGGTAAGTACTACAAAGGTCTCTTCTTTGAGGCTGGTACTTGGAACGGTATTGAACTTTCTGAGGAGAACAAGATCGCTCCTACTGCTATCGGACCTTGCCCAGTTACTACCATACAGGAGAACGGTCTTATCAAGACACGTAACTTCTTCTACCTGTATAAGGGTATGACTAACTGCCAGAGTAACGGTGGCTTACTGCCTAACAAGGATTTCGTGGAGGACCGTACCTATCCTCGTGTCAACGACATGAATCAGGTAAACAACATGAGGTATGCTCGTAACAACAACTACGATGTTGCTAAGCCGTACCCATTTGCTGAGGGTGGATATCCTGCCACTAATGCTTTCATTATTGCACTAGAACTGCTTGCAGGTACCCGTTACTTACACCAAGCTAATCTGTTTGGTTCAGGTATCTCCTCTAACGACGGTTGCAATGAAGGTAACTTCTTTACCTCTGGTGGTGTCCGTCTCCGTGCACAAGGTGATGCAGACTGGAACTATAAGACTTTCGGAGCTAACTCGAGCCCGTTGCAGTACAACTCCACTGGTTCAACTTCTGATATGTCTCAAGTTCTTTCTGACTACTACCCGAAAGAGCAGTGCATGGAATCTCAGATGGCAGCTTCATATGCTGCTGAGCTGGGTATCAATCCTACGGTAGATGCCGCCAACCCGAACTACTTCGAGTTCTATGGCAGTAAGTACTACTACATGAATGTTCCTGGTATGAACGGTCTCCGTGATGGTGACATGAACGTACGAGTATACAAGTACATTCAGAAGGAAGTAAGTGCTTACAAGGCTAATGCTGCTACTACCTTCGAGGTAGAGGTTATCCTTCGTATGTCTCTGTTCGGAGGTGCTAACCTGAGTGGTGATATCTGGGCTTACAACGGAGGTGGTTTGGAGATGGTAGGTAGTTGTACGGTTGATCCTAACACGTCACGTGTAGGCAACAAGATCGACATCTACGTAGAACCAGACCAGACTAAGTGGCATTCAGAGACCGTTATCTCGAAGAATGGTTTGGACCAGGTATTCGGATTTGAGGCTCTGTATCGACACGTACTGGAGACCACGAACTTGGGAGACAGCTACACTCTTACTCGTGAAGGCTTTACCCCGTGGAAGACAGCTAAGGCTAGTTCCATGGCACAGGGAGAATGCTACCACCAGTGGGACAACAACTACTGGGGATCTCTTAATCAGCGAGTGCGGATCATGTCGCTCTTCCGCGGTAGGTCCAATAACGCTGACTGTTCTCCTCGGACCCTGGATGCGAATTACGCTGCCTCTCATACGGATCGGTACTACTCTGGTTCTGCCCAGGCTCTTATCGAGCCGTAGGCGAGATAAAGAGACAGACCTCTCTCGTGCAACGAGGGTGCAACCCCTGCCGATGCAGTTTACTGCGAATAATCGGCTTATGGGGTTCGCACCCTTTACTTAAAGTGATTATTAACATAAGTTTAACATATCCATTATTACTGGAACGCAAATCCAAAAGGCTCTTGACAAGTACAGCATAAGGACTGCTACCTCTGAAACTTGACATTTTGGTTGAAAGAAAGGGATTCGGGTCGGATCAAGTCGCTCTTCCGCAGTAGGTCCAATAACGCTAACTGTTCTCCTCGGAACCTGAATGCGAATAACGCTGCCTCTAATACGAATCGGAACAACTCTGGTTCTGCCCACAACCTCGGTAAGTATTTTCATGTGATAGAAATTCATATCTACGAATTTCGTCAGAGGACGAGATGCCTGAATCTCTTCACCCAGGAGTGGTGGAACTATAAAAGACCATGGATACGAATCAGACTTCTCTGATGGAGGTATCTACCAGGGCAAGTGGAAGAAATCGCCATAGTTCTGGTCAAAGCCCGAGGTCATGCAAGAGTACAAGTGGAGAAGAGCTAATGGCTTTACTTGGACCTGCTCCTAAGAAGCCTAATCATAACCACTTATTTGAGACGATAGATTTAGCTCTAGTAGAGCAAGCTGCTAAGAAAGCTTTCGAAGGTCATAATAGCAAATCAGATGTTAAGGCTTTTAAAGCTAACTTAAAGATCCGAATAGAAAGGATTTACAATGCCATCCAGGACGGTACTTACATCAACCTTATTGGCTACCGTAAATTGGTTAAGTATAACCATAAAAGGAAACGTCGGTTAATCGATTCTCCTAACCTAGATACTCGGATCATGCAGCATCTATGGCTTATTCTAATCGTACCAATCTACGAAAGTAAGGATAATGGTAACGGGATGAATTGCAAACCTGATCACGGAATAACTTCCGATGTTAAAAGGTTTAGCACTCTACATAATCAGAAACATCTGTATTATGATCTCAGAGAATTCAATTACCTACTCCTTATGGACCAACGTAAGTGTTACGAACACATTACACCTAAGATCTATAGGAAACAGATTAAACACTTTACTCATGACAAAGCGTTTATAGATTTCGGAGAGAAGATAGGTTTTATAAACAACAAACTTCCAATAGGAACTCCTACCTCTCCTTACATCCATCATATCTGTTTATGGGTTTCGGATGTATTTATTCGTGATAATACAGACTGGTCAGAAAGGTATGCTGATGATAACGCTATGGCTTTTAGAACAATCGAAGATCTCAATGCTTTCAAGTGGAGACTTAAAAACCTTTGGTGGTACTGCTTACATCTAAGAGCTAAACGGCAGATGACCAGGGTACTTGAAATAAACAAGTGTCCTTTTGACTTCTGCGGTTATGTAGCTCATAGGAATCCGGGAAAATTAGTAGCAGAACACAACAAAGGTTTTGTCAAAATGAGGGAGAAGACCTTGCTAAGGGCAAAGTTAAAATGTAGGCAGGCTAATACTTCGGCTGAAAAGGTTAACCGTTCTTGGTCATCTTATTTTGGTCAGATGCAACATGCGGATGCGTTCCGTGAGATGGAATCAATAGAGAAATCTAATATGAAGCTTAGAGCTCTAACTGACGAGATAAGGATTGACCGTGAAATAGATGCTCCTACTGTCGATATTAAAGATCTACTCGGAAAGAAATTTAACCTGTACAGATACAGGATCAAGGAATACAAAGGAAAGCCTAATTGGCTCCAATGTCTTATCGGAAGTTCTGAGCAGTTACCTCTTAAGGATGTACCTGAACGGAACAAGAAGAAAAAGAAAGATACTACACGGCCTACTAAGAAGTTAAAGAAGCTCAAAGATTCTGAAGATGATGTAGAGTATGCCTACGAGTTTCATGGAGACTATCAAGGTTTGATTGCGTATCTCCAAAAACTTGAAAACCAACATTCAGATGATCCACAATGGTTCATGCCTATCGAGGAGGCTGAAGTGGTGAAAGATGGAGAGTGGGTATTCAAGGGTAGTACAAACAAAATTAAGTACATAAACAAGAAGAAATATTATGGTTGAACTGATCAAAGTAGAAGTACCTGCTTCTATAGAACAGGACTTCAATCCCAACGATAGTGTTTGGGTAGATGGTAAGTTGAGGATTCTCCGTGGTACTCGTTATGACACTTTCTTCATTCAGCATGAGACCCGAGAGATCCCGGTTGACAAGCACGAAGACGAGCAGGCTGAACCTGAGGTTCGTCAGGCTATCTTCGCATTCCCTATCCAGGTAGAGAAACCTGCTACCTATGATATGGTGATTGATGCTGCTGAGCGTACGGTCTACAATCTCCGTAACGATCGTGAAGCTAACTCGTTCACTGCTTCAATGAGTCGTAAGTTCCGCTTGGATCCACAGGACCCAGAGGTAACCGAACATGATGCTTTCATCGAGCTAGTTAAGTCAGAGATTAAACCTTGGATGAAGCAGTAAACCATGCGCCTGAATCTCACCATACCTACAGCTTTAGGTGATCTTCAGGTCTATGCTGATCCTAATAAACTGACTAAGGCCACAAAGTTGATTCAAGATACTCCCAAGATCCTGAACCAATCATATGAGGCTGCCGGTTATAGGTTTGCTGATCGAATAGCTAGGATGGCCAAGACATGCCTATCTCGAGGAATGCCTCCACGAGGTTCTGGTGTATCTTGGCCACCTCATTCTGTTAACACGGTAAAGAGGCTTGGAGAACATACCTTACTCAATTGGTCCGGTCAGTATAGGCGGGCTATTAGAGTAGGAAGAAGAGGTAAGTATATCTATGCTGGTGTCCCTTCTGGTCTTAAGAAGACTCGGCCAGACCATCGGCCAAGTAGACTTACTCTTACTCAGGTAGCTAAGATCTTGGAGTACGGTACAGAAGATGGTCGTATTCCAGAAAGACCTCTTTGGAATCCTCTTTGGGAAGTAGTCGGTGGGAAGGCTAAATTCAAGGAGGAGCTAGTGCAAGAAATTAGAAAACAAATAAGAAAATACAGTTAGCTATGGCTTTTATTCTAGACAAGAGCACAGGCAAGGGTACGGCAACAGTTAAAATTACTCCTGACGGTCCCAATTCTTCTGGTAGTGCTATAACTAGCCAATTACAAATCCAGGTTAGGGGAGTCACCAAGGCTGTAGTTCAACTGAAACAAAAAGCTGCCCAAGTTTACAAGGTATTCGTTCAAACTGATGTTAACTCTGTTGGTGCCGGTGGTGGAGATATTAAGGTGACTTATTGGGTTACACTCAATGGTCAAGTTACCGAAGATGAACCTCATCTAGATGGTACTACTAATGTTGTTAATTCTGGTACTGATGCTGAAGGTAAACATTGGGTAGTAGATAGAGTCCCTGCCAATTCTGGTGGTGTAACTTATAAAGCCACATTTAATGATAAAGAGGCTACAGCCTCTGTAACTCAGAGTAGTTTGGAAGTTAACCTCTCCATCAATAACCCCTACGTTTCTGGAGAAGGAGGTAGTTCAATATTCTCTTACTGGGCTGTTGAGAACGGTAATATCGTAGGAGATAACCTAGAGTTGGTATTTGAGGCTGAATCTTCTGATGATGTAACATATACTCTTGGTACTGCTACTAAGGATTCATTCGGTAAGGTAAGTCAGAGTATTACTCTACCAGCTAATACCATCAATGAGGTTAAAGAACTTAAGTTCCATGCTAGGCATATACCGACAGGTTCTGTTTCCGATACGGTTACTGTAAGCCTGATGGGTAAAGATATGACTGTACTACCAGACTTCGACTTCTTTACATTCGGCTATGAGTGGGAAGAATCTGCTGGTAGAGACCTTGACTCGGCTACTCTGGTAGAGGGTTCAGGTATACAGGTTGCTGGCAAAGAGCTTGGAGAGTACTTTGTAGGATTTGGTGGTAATGGTAATTCCCAGGAGGGCGTTGAAAACTACTTACACTGGGGAGGAGATAATACGCAATCTGGTTCTGAAGGTGCTTTCATTAACTGGAAGTCAATCTGTGATCGTGACTTGATCAGTGAAGGTATTACTAAACTGTATGCTTACATCTACGGTAACTGGTACGGTAGTAAGGACTCTGGTAATATGACTTTAGTGTTCCAAACCTACAAGGGCACAGGCATGGTTCAAGATGGCTATGTATTTAAACCTGATGAGAATACAGAACTGGTATCTCAGGAAAGGAAACTTATCTACTGCAAAGCTTTCTCATCAGCTAATGCTCCAGGTTCTAAGTTAGAGAACGTAAAGAACTACTACTCATTGCTTGCTACTATCGAGTATGATGTAGCTACTTCTAATGCAGTACTTAAACCTTCTTCAGCTGCTAATGCTGGAGGTCGTAGTGTAACTGCCCACGTTACCTTCAATGGTTCTGTAATAGACTTCGGTAATTCTGGTGCTGGTAATAATACTGTGAACATAGCTGCTCAACAGTCTGGTACTCCCACGTTAGCTTTCAGTAATGCTGTAGAGGTAGTTGATGATAACACGGGAGTTCACAATAACCCAATGTACTGTACAGAAGCTACTACACCTTCTGATTGGTTACATCCAACCTTTAACAAGGACTCATCAGGTAATATTATCAGTGTAACTTTCCAGGCCGATACTAATACTACTGGAGCTAGCCGTAGTACTTCAATCAGTTTCAAGTTCAAGCCCTCAGTAAGAAGTAATGGTACTGGTCAGAATACTCTAATAGTAACCTTCACACAAGCTGCATAACTATGGTAACAGTACAAGAAATAATCGAAAGGACTTTCTACATCTCTCTATGGTGGGAAGCTTATCGTAGAGGGTTGACCATTAACCCAGAGGATTACCTTGTTAAACAAGGAGATCTATTAGTACCTACTGTAGAAACAGAAAGGCAGTATGAGGTCGATAAAGCTGCTATAGGTGAGAAGTTTACTTATATCTTTGGTATAGGTAATAACCAAGAACGAGGTCCTAAGATATGCCCAAGGATTACGCTAGAGCTTAAAGCTTACTACCCAGGAAATATTGGAGTAGAAAAGCAAGATCTTGAACTAGACGAAGAGCAAGGTATATACAGAGCAGTCGAATATGACTTTGAGACTAAGGACACATTGATAGATGTACACTTAGTATCTAAGACTCAGGATGAGATGCGTACCTTACATGATGTTATGTACCGAGCTTTACCGGCTAGAGGCTATCTGAAACCATACTTCAATGACCTAGAACAGTGGAAAGCTTCAGGCTTGGGTTCTACTGGTAACTTGTATATAGAGGTAGGTAACTACTACGATCATCCAGACCTTCAGCATGGTTTGCTTGAGAAGGTCTATACGTACTCTTGTGTAGATGGCCTATTGATGGAGTATCAGCCAGATCCAGAGTTCCAGGTTGTACCAATTAAAGATATCTCGGTACTCATACAACCAGAGGGAACCGATGGTATAAACTTGAACATACCTTAATGGCAACAATACTCTAGAGGCTTTTATGATATCCGAAAGTAATTAACAAATTAAAATACGCGACTATGCCAAGTACACCTACAGTAAAATTTAACTTCATCAACAACAATGTTGAGGAAAGTTCTCCGTTACAGGGTGTCTCTATTGTACTGGCTCGTACTACCAAAGGTCTGAAGAATGACCCCTCGACACTGATCAATGGTATAGCTCAGTTCCAGAGGTTATTCGGAAGCGAGATAGTTCCGGACGGTTCAGTATCTAACATTGAGAAGGCTCTGGCGGGCGGTTCGAAACTTCGAATCATTCGTGTGATGGGTAGTGATGCTACCCAAGGTACTGTTGGTACTCTGTTCACTTTTGAGGCTGGTGGTAAGACTGTCAAGGTGAACCTGAGAACCCGTGGTTATGGAGATCCGATTGGTAGTTCTTCAACTTATACAGTTAAGACTACTAAGTCCGGTAACACTCTGTACTATGAAGTAATTGATGCTAACGGTACAACTCTGGATAGTGGTCCAGTCTTTACTTATCTGAGTAAGGATGAGAACAATAACACTTCCATTGATTATCTGGCCCTCAGCCAGTTTATCAGTACCAATATCTACTTTGAGACTTACCTGGAGACCGAGAATACCGAGGTAGCTTCCACCGAGAACTTCCTCACTTGGCTTGCAGAACTCGATAACACCAACGAGGCTATTACCGTAACACCTACTGCTTCACTCAGTGGTACTATCGGTAATGCCGGTGGTGTACCAACTCAGGCAGACTGGATTGCATCACTCGAGTATATTAAGGATTACGTAGATCCTTATAACCTGATCTGCTCTCATGTAGATCAGCACCTCGGTTTAACTGCTGCTATCCAGGTACACAAAGCTGCTAAGGTTTTGGTAGACTCACTCGATGAGTTCAGATACTTCATTGAGGTACCTAAGTTCGTCTCAGGCACTACCACGGTAAACAATCTCACTCAGATGATAGCTCTGAAGAATCAGATTGCCAATACCATTGGTCATTCTAAGTGGGTATCTTACTTCGGTTGTGGTATCATCTACAACAATCGCTTCGGCATACCTCAGCCTTCAGATGTACTGGGTTCTATCGTCGGTCTGGCTGATGCTTCTGCTACTCAGTACGGATACGATAAATCCTTTGCTGGTGTACGTAGAGGAATCCTCCAAGATGCTCAGGGACCTGCTACTCCTAACTATGGTTCTCCTGGTCGTGTACCAGAGCTCGAACAACTGGCTCAAGCTTGTATCAACGTTATCGTTATTAAGGATACTC